CAAGTTCTAAAGGCTTTATGTCTTCAATCTGGATGATTGAATCACCATTTAGCAACCTGAAAACAACAACCTCTCGCTTAACGTCAGCACGCTGACTAATATCGTCACTATCACCGCTATACTTCAATACCTTTTCAACCGTACTTCTAGCGTCTGAAGTGCTAAAAGCCTTATAGGAAGTAATTAAATCTGAGATTAGTGCATTCCTATCCAAGATCTAGTATCCTCTCAATATATTCTTCAACAACTCTTTCAATGTATTGACCAACATCTGTATGAGCACCAGATTCCAAATCCTCAGCATCGGGAGCAAATTTACGTCTAGGCATTTTATCAGTGCCTTCTTGATGGTATGTCATATATGGTTTTGTTGTGACATAGAGACTCTGACCGCTATCCTCAATATACATCCCATCTAGAGCGGATCCTGTGTCATATAAATCAGGTTGTCTTGGGTATTTTTTGTACGTCTCTGCATATGCCTGAAATGGCTGACCTTCAGCATCTACACCTGATAGGGTTTTTTCCCTGATACTTCTTTGAAGATACTCAGCAATATCCTTCATCTGTTGTTCGGGAAGACCTGTTCTACCGAGCTCCTCAATCTTGTTGATTGCATCAGATATATCTACAGAAAAACCTGTGGTAAATGAACTCCCATCAAAATTAAGTTTAATAGCCATAGGAGGACCTCATTCTGAACCTTGGAACACGCTTTGGTGTTGCTAGGCTCCCAGCAAGTCTTTGGAGGTTTATTTGTAGATAATGAACATATTTTCTGTAATACATCTTTGCCTTTTCATATGCCATCCCCTCCCTATTGGTTGCATCTTGCTGAAACCATAACTCAAAAAATTTGTAACACAATACATTCTTTAGCAGGGACTCATCATCTACGCCATCAATCGCATCAAGCAATGCTGTTTCCGTTGCGTAGGTCTCATCTGCAATGTATGTGTGTAACTTCTCTAATATGTCTGTTTGCAGTTCACTCTTGGCTTTATCCAAGACAAACGTATCTCTACTAGACAATCCCAATGTTGAAGACACATCAGTGACGTTCAAGTCTCTGAAGGTCTCGCCCTCAAAGGCATCAATGTCATCTCTTGTAAGTGTTAAATCACTAAATGCCATTTCCTCTGTTCTTGAGTGCGTTTCCTATTTTAATAACCATGTAAACCAGTGTAGCCACACCCACAAGAATGGATACGCCCACATTGATTTGGGACAAACTGATACTTAACAACGTTCCTGTTGTTCCGATGAATGCGTTGTGGTCAAACACGTGGCTCATATGTTTAGTGGTTAAAAAAAGAGGGGGTCAAGCCCCCTCTCTTAATTATTATGCTTTGGCAGCAGTGCCACGTACGTAACGTACACCTCTGTCTTCGTAGTAAAGCTTAGTACCGTATAGTACTTCGATAAGTACATCAGCACCAGATTTAGTCTCTTCGACAGTTAGTGTGTAGTTAACACGGTTCATTGGCTCAAAGCCAGCAGCACGACGTACACCACCGTTGCCGTTGTCAACAGACTGCATAACAGCCGTAACAAGTGCAATCGCTTCTGGGTCGTAGAAGAACTGCTCAGAACCAGATGTTGCAAGAGGCACTGGGTTGATTGTTGCATCGTCAGCAACATCAGCACGTAGTGGCTCTTTTAGTGTAAGTACGGTTGCTGTCTGAGACTCAACTACGTAGTAGTCGTCGCTAGAGTTAGCAGAACCGAAGAAGATGATGTCGCCTTCAGAAAGAGATACAGTAGCATCTCCTGCAGAGCCATCATCGATTGTTAGTGTTGTAGCGCCTTCAGATGCGTTAGCAGCGACAGTAGCGTCAGTTACTGTAGCAGCTGTGTGAGCAAGTCCTAAGTTGTCTACATAGAACTCGAATCCGAAAGCATCGCCCATCATACCAGAAAGCTGGATGGCACGGTCGCCACGCTGGTCAGCTTGATGGAAGATGTTTAATCCAGTCAAGTCAGCTTCAGCATCTGGGTCGATAACTGCGCAGTATCCCTCTTGAGCAAACTTACGAGACTTAAGGATGCGACGTGCTTCACGAAGGTCAGCATCATCAAGAATTGTAGCGTTTGTGTTAAGGTCAGCAAATGCAGCTTCGAACTTCTTAGCCTCAGCCTTAACGTCAGCGTTGATGCTGTCGATAAGAGCGTGTAGACGTGGAACGAAGTGTTGCTCAACAAGGTCAGGAAGCGCAAAACGCTGGTCTGCTTTGTCGATTTTGAACTGCATGTACTTGTGCTTGTTGATAGTAAGCGACTCTTCGTCAGAATCTGGAGTACTGAACGTGCTGTAGCTACCAGAGTAGTCGTTTACGTCAGAAGCCGCAGGCTTAACTGCACGAGTGATGTTTACTTGCTTGTTGCGAGCAGACACAAGACCTTCGATGTCAGCACCAGCAACGTTTGTTACTGCTTTAGAAACCATTGGACGAGCAGGGTACTGGTTAGCCAAGTACACCTCTACCCACGCCTCTGGTTCGTAGATGGAAAAGTTAGAATTAATAGCCATGATAGTCTATTTAAAGGTTGATTATTATTGACTTTTAAGGTCTATCGACCAGTAGAGGCAATTAAGGTGTTACCAAACCAGAGGAAATTAATCAGCCCAGCCACCAAGCTCTTTTGACAGAGCGAATAGCTCTGCAGCTTTTGTCTGAGCGTCTGCGGACTTGCTCTGTAGAAGGCTTCTGAACTCCGCACGAGACGGTTTGTTACCAGAAGGTGTATCTGCAGTGCTTCCGCCAGTACCCATCGCACGAGTCGATACGTACTTATTCTCTTTAGCAAACGTCTTGAGTAAATCTCCGACACTTTGGCGATTACCCTGCCCATCAAGAACTGGGATGCCATTTCGAGTCGCAAAGAACGAATCTCCTTCCTGCTCTATTTCATACTCCATATAGAAAAGGTTTTTGAGATGTTCTGGCTTCAACGTTAAATTGCCTTCTGCAGTGAGACCATTTAGTGCTGAGTCCATCTGAGACTCAAGCTGCATCTCTTGCACGTAGGCTTGGTATTCGTTTTCAGCGTCCTCGGCTCTCTTCTGCATCTGCTCAAGCATTTGGCGAAGTTGTTCTACCTCTGACTTCGACTCTTCCTTGGGCTTTAGCGTTTCAGAAAGACGATTGATTCCGTCCTCAAGCGTTTCTGCGTTTTCAATACCTAAAGAGCGTAATTGTGCAACAAAGTCTTTTTCCGCCTTACTTTTTCCTTCGTTATACGCTTTGGAAAATAGCTTAGAGGTATCAACTTGTTGCTCTTCTTGTACAACCTCTTGGGTTGTTTCTTCCTGAGTTTGGGGAGCTTCAGGGGACTCCTGTGGAGCAGTTTGGGTCTGCTCTTCGACCAAGTTTTCGGTTGACATATTAGTCTGTATTTGTTTGCATTTCAATACTCACTTCGTCTAGTGTCTGACCGAGTGAGTCTCTTGCCTCGCTAGACAAAAGCTCTGGTTGCGCCATAAGCGCCAATCTTGTTCTATCAACTACGTCTTTGAGTTGTGCAATCTCAGATGCATCTCTTGGCATGCCCACCTCATCAATCTCACGCATAATCTGCTCCTTCACATCAGTTGGAGCACTGCGCTTGCGTAGGTATTCGTTCATCTGATACTTATACATTCCATGATTGAGGAATCCATACTGAGCACCCTCGCTAAGGTCTTGCCATATCTCATCAGCACTAGATAGGTCATAATGCTTGGAGTAATTGACGAAATACTCGTCTGGGTCCTCGCCTCGCACCTCAGCCTGTAACTTAATCTGGTCATTTTCTATGTCTTCCATGTCCATTGCTGTCTGGGCTAGTAGACCTTGCTCTTCTACGTTATCAAAGCGCTTGGCATCACCAGATACATTGGACTTGACCACTGACTTGTCTCGTACATTGGCTAACGAGAAAATTAGACCCATAAGGTCTCTGAAGATTACCTCACGAAGATGTTGTAGACCCTCCATGCTCGCTTGATGGAACAGGGTGTTGGGTATTTCCATATCGTCAGGGTAGACAATACACATCCCAACAGATTCCTTAATGTCTTGCGCATTGTATTTATCATCGGCTTCGATTCCAGATAGTGCCTTGGCAATAGACTCACTGTACACAGGAATAGGATGGGCAAATAGCTCAGAGCCTTTCTGAAGGTCATAGAATAACTCACTAGCCGCTAGATATAGACCTTTAAGACTGTAACGTCTAGGCTTACCTACGACAAAGCTCGTATTAGCGTCTGTAGCACCTCGAAGTAGCGTTGCAGGGATTCTGCCAAATGGATTATCAATCTCTTTGACCAATTCCTTTGCCCCAGCACCCATCGTGCCATATTGCTCGTATACTTGAATCTTCTCAGGTGTGAATACACGCCATACGGTCTTCTGCGACTTATCAATGTTCCAATATCTCTGCTTGGTAATTAAAAGTGTGAGTTGTCCTTGCTTCATATCAAAATTGTACAACTCATGCGGTCTAATCACATAAGAATAAGGGATAGGCAATCCAAACGAGTCAGTAATGACTTCGTTGTTGTCATCCATCATGATGTCAGTGATAATCGCACCAAACCCTAGGACTTCCTTTACGAAAAGGACCTTATCACGGTAAAACTCGGTAATGCCAGCTCCTGCGTCATCGTAGTGCATCTCTCGTTGAAGCCATGATGATATGTGCTCGTCTCCGTACGTTCTGTTGACGTTATTTTCGTCATAGATGCGTTGCTGTGAGGAAAGGAACTTTTGCTCAAGAGGGAATAGTCGCATCCTTTCGAGCTTCTCTTGGTATTCGTCATTGGACTCAATGCTAGATTGTTTGATGATATAACTCTTGTCAGAGAAGATGTTTCTGTCTGGGACCAAGAACTCATCATACTCGCTCTGATACCATGAGTTAAATACCTTAGAACGGTTTACGACAATATCGTAATACGCATGCGGTATCTCTTGGTCAAGCACTCGCTTGAGTTCATCTTGGTCTGTCGTAAAGCGTCCTCGTAAGTCTATCATAGCTTGTATACTAGAAATGTGCCACTACTGCACGTTATGGATGTAAAATGACCAAAAATCTCTGAGCCCTCATGAACATGGATATCTACAAGGCTGTCGCCACCAGATGATGTTGCATTAAACTTAGACGTTCCCTCATGACCATAAATCTTAAAGAATCCTGACTCGTGGTCTGTTGTGTCAATTGTGTCCCCAGATTCTAATACATAAAAACCCTTGAGACCTAACAAGACCTCTAATAATCGTGATTGTAGGCTCATTTGCGTCTTCTAGCTTGATTTAATGCAATGGCGATGGCTTGTTCACGTGAATAGCCCTCACTCATTAGCTTTCTAATGTTGTCTGATACAGTCTTCTGCGATTTCCCTTTCTTAAGAGGCACGACGCACCTTTCCTGCTACTTTCTTGGAATACGAGGCATATTGCTTGCCACGTTTGCTTGCTTTGCGCTTCTTCTTATTTTCTTGGGCTTTCTGGTATGGTGTCAAGGATTCCCTCACGTTTTTAGGTAAGTAACGACCACGTTGGGCTCGTGGCTTCTTCGCATCTTTTGGATTAATGTATCCCCAGTCTTGTTTTGTCCACGTTTTAAGTGAACGTTGCGGTCCCTTTAGAGCCATTAGTTCTTATAGCCCCCACCAGCCGCCTTATACTCTCTTGCAAGCATCTGTGCCTTACGAGCTGACCACTGCCCTGGTCTACCACCCTTTGAGCCACGCATAATCTTGTTAAATAAGCGTCTACGAAGTGCTGGCTTCGTGTAATTGCCTGCTTCATTAACTCTAGACTCACGTTTTGCCATTTAGCAGCTCCAAAGGACCTTTCTGGACCAATAATTTGCACTTAACTTGCCTTTACCGCCTTTTATACCACCACTACGAGCGCAATAGCTCTTTCTACGCTTTTTGCTCTTGTGTTGACGGAAATCTTGCATAGAGGAATCGCCAAAATGAATCAACTTGACCGTATTCCCATCTTTTGCCAAAACCATCATCTTTTTACCGCTTCTATCAGACTTTTTTGGCTTATTGTACCCATCGAAGGTACGACCAGCGTACTTAATCTTGCCAGAGGGTAATCTTTGAGGTTTTGCCATGCGCCAAAATTAGATGCAATACCAACCTCTTTCAATACCTAAAAAGCGAATACGATGCGACCGCTGCCACCCTCTTGTCGGAATATCCAATAGTCAACAGCGTCGCTCATATGCCCTCTGTCGCCTTGGTCAATCTTTAGTCCATCCTCATTGACGATAGAGTACTTATAATCATCAATTACCCATTGACAGGACTTGTTTATAAGAAGTCTTCTAAGGTCCACACCATCATCATTGGTTCCAGAGTAGATAACATTGTTTACCTTGTCCACTCTAACCTTTCTCTTAGGGTTTTGCTTCTTAAGACGCTTGACATAGGCGATATTGTTCTTGTCTAAGACCTCACAGACAATATCCCAGTCATTCTTGCCCTTACGACCATAGCGTCCATTGCCTTGGTTGCTTGTATTGTCGCCAAATAGCTCTAAATGTCGTATACCCCAGTGAAGGAGCCTATCGATAAGCTTGTTTGCTTGCTCTACGGTCAATGCGTCAGAACTAACTATTTCATCAAAAACCACATAGGTGTCATCATGCATCTGACCTAAAGCCCAACAATGTGGGCTACGGTTGAAATCAGCGCAAAGAGCCACAGTAGAGCCAAAAGGGTCGTAACTAAGGTCTGTAGTGTTTCCGAAAGGATGCGCTTCATCACTGAAAAACTTGTATGCCATTTTTGAGGGGTCATTGACCTCCTCTTTCATCTCATAACCGAGCTTGTAGCTCGTAAAATCCATCTTTTCTTCATCAATCAGCCTATCACGACTATGATTGACCTCCCATAAGGGTATTTCCTCATCCCTAACAAGTCTCATAAGGTCGAAAATGGCTGCTGAAAGCGCCTTACAATGCTTCCATTGTGCAAAATATACATATATTCGCTGTCATACGTGATTTCTACGCTATTTTCTTCACAGAATTGTCTTATTTCATCATTCTTAGAGCTTGTGCAGCCTAATTCACGTATGTACACACCAATGGCGTGCTGAACTTCAGCCATAAACTCTTCTATGTGGTCTTTTTCCTTTAATCCTTCACCCATTCTCTTACTCTATATCCAGTTTTATCATCATTTACAGCAATTTCAAGGACACAAAAGGTTCCAGACTTGGCAAGCCTCGAGTTGGCATCCTGAGGATGGTAAGGCGTGCAGATTCCATATACGAACCCTTGGTCGTGAACCCTTTTAATCCATACATTACTTGTACGCTCAAATACAGCGTCCCTATGCGCCTTACTTTGCCTATCTTTGTCAGAGCAGATATCGTCGAGCCAGACATAGCTAGCTCTCTGTCCCGTACCACCTGTGAGTACCCCATGCGCTTCAAAAGATGGGTTACCAGTACGGTTACGGCTTTTGAATAGTATGAACTCAGTAGAACCTGTATCCCTTTTCGCATAGTCTAAGGGTAGCAGGTTATTTTGTTTGCACCAATACCGATATTCCTGAGACTCAATTAACGCCCTAATGGCAAGTATCCTTTTCTTTGCCAAGGCAGCATCACTACTGATAATCAACTGCTCCAGCTCTGGTTGTCTGGTGGCAAGATAGACTGCCAATCCAATAGGCAACTGCTGAGATTTACCTGTATTATAGGGCGCCTTG